ACTTTCAAGATCCTGCAAAAGCCGCCAAGTGCCGCCGAATTTGACAAACAAACGCGGTTCGGCACTGCAGTCGGGCTTACGGCCACGGCCAAACAAGGGCAAGAGGCCGTGTTCGGTGCCCTTCGGGGCCTTTTCACTTTACGCGGCTCGTGGTTTCAGCAACAGAACAAGTTCGGCATCAAGGTCAAACCGGCGACAAAGACGGACCTAGCTGCCGAAGTGCGAACGCAGGCCGACTGGCTGCTCAAACAGATCCACGGCGGCGACGTTTTCCCCTATAAAAATTTTCTCGCAATCCCGACGGAAAATGTTCGCCGCAGGAAATCGACGCAGATTATCCCGAGGGCACAGCGGCCGAAGAATTTGCTCAATGCGTTCGTGGTCAAGAGCCGCAAATCGGGCGTCAGTGTCCTTATGCAGCGAAGAGGCCGCGGCAAGAACAAAGGTCTCGTAGCGATGTATATTCTGGTGAAAAAGGTTCGAATAAAGCCGACGGATGCGTTCTATAACCCGATCTCGAAGGTAGTACAACGTCGCGGAGCACAAAACATCCTTGATGGCATCGAAAGGGCATTCGCAACTGCAAAATGAACGGAGTGGCAACAAAAGCACGACCGCAAACTACCGAGCTGCTTTCGATCAGCGAGATCGCCAGGCGGTGCGGGATCCATCGTCAGACCTGTGAATCGCGGCTCGACGATCTCGGCTATGAGCCAGACGAATCATCGACGGCGAAGCTAAAGCTTTTCCCGTTCGATAACGAGATGCTTTTCGCCATTAAGGCGGCGAAAGACAGCCTTTCGGCGGCAAAGATCCGCGAAGTCCGGGCATCGTCTCAGCTCAAAGAATTAAAACTTGCTGAGGCCCGCGGGGAACTGGTGCCTATACATGAAGCGATCGAGATCGTTCAAAAGATCGTCGGCTCGATCTATCAGGAATTCACTATCCGGCAGCCGAAGCGAATTGCTCCGCGGCTCGCAAAGGCAAAAAACGTGACGGCGGTCAAAAAGGTCCTGAAAGCAGACACTGACCGGATAATGAAAGGCCTGAGAGAGAATTTTGAACGGTTTATCACATAGGAAATGGGCTATTCCTCAACAGCACGCAAAGCGGTCAGAACTGGCATCGAGCTCGCGATACCGCATGAGATGTCGACTCCGGAATGGGCTGAGACATATCGCGTCGTTGATCGCGGTGCTCGCAAGGGCCGCTGGTCTAACGACACCGTGCCGTTTCTGACCGAGATCATGGCGGCGGCGGACGACCCGGCCGTGCGTGAGATCGTCTTTCAAAAATCTTCGCAGGTGGGCGGCTCCGAGGTGATCAATAACATCATCGGCAAACGCATCCATCTCGCACCGACGCAGATCGGTTATGTCGCTGAAAAAGAAGACAAGGCAACCGCCTGGACGCAAGAGTCCTTCGACTCGATGGTGCGTGCAACGCCCGAGCTTTACAGGCTGGTCCGCAAAGAGCCCGAGTTCAATAACCAGAAGTTCAAAGGCTTCGCTGGCGGCGGTCTTTATATTCTCTGGGCGACGTCGCCCGCCGAGCTCTCATCGCGGCCGCTGCAGGTCATCGCCTTTGATGAAAAGGCAGCTTACAAACCGACGAAAGAGGGCGACTCGGTAAAGCTCGGCCAGGCACGCCAGAAAACATACGACGGCGAAGAGCTTGTTATTTTTAACTCAACGCCGCGTCGGTGCGACTGCAATGGCAGCGAGACCTGCGGTGATATCACGCACGACTATGCACGCGGCGATCAGCGAGAGTTCTATGTCGCGTGTCCGCATTGTGACGAGTTTCAGACGCTGAAATTCGGCGGCAAAGACTGTGCTTTTGGGCTGAAATGGGACCCGGAAACACCCGAGACGCCCTGGTATCTCTGCGAATACTGTCATGCGGTAATCGAGGAATTCGACCGCGAGGACATGCTGGCAAAAGGTTACTGGCGAGCGTCGCAACCGTTCAACGGTGTCGCGAGTTTTCGGATAAATCAGCTTTACTCGCCGTTCGTCTCCTGGGGCCGCATGGTCGTCGATTTTCTCGAGGCGGTCAAGTCCGTGCCAAAGCTCGAGGTATTTACAAACACCGTCCTCGGCGACGTCTGGAAACCGATCGAGCAGATCGAGTACGAGCAGCTCGCCTTTAACGTCGAAAGCTATCCGGCCGACGTGCCGCCCGGCGTGCTCGTGCTGACCGCCGGCGTCGACGTCCAAAAAGACCGCATCGAGTGCGAAGTCGTTGGCTGGGGAAAGAATGACGAGTCCTGGTCAATCGATTATCGCGTTTTTCAAGGTGAGACAGGCCTCGACGTCGGGACGTCCGACGACGATATCGAGGACGACGGTGAACCGCTCTCGAGCGTTTGGGACGACCTTGCCGATTATCTCGCCGGCAGCTTCGCCGGCGACACGTTCCGCGTGCAGTGCGTTTGCATCGACTCGGGCTATCTGACGACGCGTGTTTATAAATTTTGCAAGCAATATTCACGGCGCCGCTATTTCGCGATCAAGGGTATGTCGGACCCGTTCAAGCCGCTGGTTTCAAAGCCGACGATGTCCGGCCGCAACCCGAAAGTGCGTCTTTTCCCGATCGGCACCAACGCCGCCAAGGACGAGGTCTTTGCCGCACTCAAAACCGAGAGGCCCGGCCCGAGCTATTGCCACTTTCCGGACCGCCAGCCGTACACCGAGGACGCTCACATGAAACAGCTCTGCAGCGAACGGATGGTAACGCATGTTCGCGGCGGCCGTCCCTATCGTGTTTATGAAAAAGTCGGCCCGAACGTCCGCAACGAAGCACTCGATGTCCGCGTCTACGCAACCGCCGCCCGAGCGATCCTCAACCCGAACTATGAAGCGATCGCAAAGCGACGACTGCAACACGTCGAGGCGGCAGACGCGGACATCGCTCAAGATGTCGCCTCAAATGAGGTTGAAAATAACGCAACGCCACCGTCACCAGCGGGAAAGGTCGTTCCGTTTCGAGGGAGTCTGACAAAGAGCAATCCGTTTAGGGGATATAAACCATGAGAACAACCGAACCAACAAGCATCACACAGGCCGAGGCCCTCGAATGGAAACGCGGCTTTTCAAACTACCCGGCGACGCTCTGGACGCTGCAGTACCGTTTTCGCGGACCCGGCACGGGCTTTAATGTCGCTGGCGTGGCTGACGGTAATGGGTTTGTTATCTCAGTGCCGACGACCTCGACCGACGAGCTCGCCACGGGCGATTATCAATGGCAGGCATGGGTGACGGAGATCGCCGACTCGACGAATGTTCTGATGATCGACGAGGGCGTGATGAACGTTCGCCGCGGCTTTACGTCGGGCGACATCGGCACGGTCGAACTGCGATCGCCCGCGAAGCAGATGCTCGACTCGATCAATAGTGCCCTCTCTGCCTTTGCGACGAGCGATGTAACAGCATATGAGATCAGTACCCCGGCAGGCACCCGCAGGGTCACACGCTCGGACAAAACACAACTGCTGTCGATGCGAAAAGAATACGCGACCATTGTAGAGAACGAGCTCGCCCGCGAACGTGCCCGGCAAGGCAAGCCGCTAATGGCGAGCATTCAAATGAGGGTTTACGATGAATAAACAACCGAAAAAGAAACTAGCGGCCCGGCTCTATGACGCCATATTTCAGCCGGAAAAGATGAACCGCCACTATGCGGCGGCCAAGGCCAGCCGCCTCAATGCAGGCTGGTCGACGATTCCGACGGGCGTGAATTGGGAAACCCGCGTCTCGCTCCCGGCTTTGATCGCACGCTCGAGGCAAGCGGCCCGCGACGATCTGCATATCGTAAATTATCTGCGGCTGATGCGTGCGAATGTCATCGGCTGCGAGGGCATTCAACTTCAATCAAATGCCCGCAGCCCTCGCGGAAAACTGAACGTAAAGCTTAACGCGATGGTCGAGGACGCCTGGTCGAAATGGACTTACGCTGAAACATGCACGGTGAGCGGGAAACTCGACTGGAAAGGCGTTCAGGATCTTGCGGTGACGCAGATCGAGCGAGACGGGGCGTTTCTGATCCAGATGATCGAAGCCGACAACGAATTTGGCTTTGCCTTAAAAACATGGGATGTGCTTTGGCTCGATCACACTTATAACCGGATATTAAACAACGGTCATCGCATCATCATGTCGATCGAGATCGACGCAAACGGGAAACCTGTTACATATTGGCTAACAACACCATTTACCGAGATTAATTTCACAGCCGAGCGGATTCGCATTCCCGTTCCCGCCGAGCAGATGATCCACGGCGTGCTCTACCACGATGACGAATCGCAGGTTCACGGCATTCCCGGCACGGCGTCGGCACTGCTACCCGCGAAAAA